TTTAATATGGAAGACATACAAAATGCCTACGATACAGATTCTTATGTACGTCAAGGTGTTGATAAATATGTTGACCAGATTTTTAAAGAAGGGTATAGTTTTTACGGGAAAGACACTAATACAGTTGACTATTTAAAGCTTAGGCTTGAATACATAGCAGAAGCGACAAGTACTCCGACAAATCAATTCTTAATGGATATTGCGGAAGACTTAGTTAAATACGGAAACTGTATGATTGTTAAGTCAAGAAGTAATGACGTTAACTTATTACCTCAAGGTGTTAATGTTCAAGGGCTTGCAGGAAAAGAACCTGTTGTAGGTTATTTCTGTGCTAATCCTTCTACAATGACTGTAATGAGAGATGAGCATGGCGTTATTAGTAAGTGGAAACAGGAAACAGATGCAGGTGAACAGGAATTTAATCCTGAAGATGTAATCCATTTCTATTACAAAAGACCAAAAGGTAATGCATACGGAACAAGTTTCTTAGTGCCAGTCCTTGATGATATACGAGCATTAAGACAAGCAGAAGAAAACGTTCTTAAAATGATGTATCGTAATATTTATCCATTCCATCATGTAAAAGTTGGTACAGAGGACCAGCCGGGTACGGAAGCGGAAGTGGATAAGATTATCGAAGAAATCAACAATATGGATGTTGAAGGTGGTATTGTTACTACAGAAAGAGTTACAATAACTCCTATTGCTTCTGATAAAGTTATTGACGCAGAACCATATTTAAGGTATATGGAAGATAGAGTATTCTCTGGTATGGGCATTCCTGCTATTATGTGGGGTCGTGGTGATACAGCCAATCGTTCTACTGGTGACAATATGACATCAGAAATGGCTGACAGAATCCGTGCTATTACCAAAATCATTGAGATGTTCTTTAACTCATTCATAGTAAAAGAAATCTTAATGGAAGGCGGATATGACCCAGTACTTAATCCAGACCAAATCGCTGAACTTAAATTCCACGATAATGACGTAGATGTTAAAATCAAGAAAGAAGTTCACGCCATTTATAAATATGAACACAATGCGATTACTGAAGATGAAATGCGTGACTTACTTGGTATGGACCCTATTGCTGATGGTGACAGAGAGAAATTATTTGTTGAACTCATTACGAGAGAAACACTTAAACTTCAAGCTGAACTTGATGTGCAGACGGCTAAAGCTACTGCTTCAGCTAATGGCGGTACAGGAAGTAAAGAAACAAACAACAAAGAGAAAAATTCTGGAGGACGTACTCCTACTAAGAAGTCTTCATCCTCAGGAAAAGATAATTACAATGCTATTATCGGTCTCATAAAAGATAATGTAAATAAAATCAATGATGAAATGGACAAATATGTAATAAATTGTTATACTAATAGACAACAAATATTACAATCCAATGTTGAAAGTATAGTAGCAAAACATATTAAAGACATTTCGTATACAGTAAAAGCAAAAATCGAAGACGAATCCTTAATCAAAGTCGTTGATGAAATGCTTATCAAGAACTCCGTAAAACTTTGTCAGAATATACATGATGACTTAACTGGTGTCAATATATATTCAACATCAAAAGGTAGTGTTAGTGACATGGTTACAATTAGAGTTAACTTATTCGGAGATTCCATTACGAATTATCTGAAATGTAAAATGAACGCTACCATATACATTGATGGTTCATAAGAAAGGAGTTCAATATGGCAATAATCAAAATTACCGATGCCAATAATAAAGAGTTTTCAGTAGATGATATGAAAATTTTTGATTTTAATGGCGATGTCGGTGAAAAAGATGTTCGCAACATTAGCGATTCAAGAGAAAGAATTCGTGTAGAGAACAAAGTCAAATTTGTTGACGCAAAAGGTGAAGCTGTTGACGTAACACAGTTGTTAAAAGATTCTGCTTCCGGTAAGAAAAATATCATAGCACTTGATGTTGAAACAGAAGCAACTCACTCTGGTAAAAACCATAACTACTGTGTTTATTACGAAGACAGCATGGAAAAGGATGCAGAAACTTTCATGAATCCATTTCCAAAGCCAATGTTAAAAAACCACGATTCTTATTCAGAGCCTTTAGGAAGAACAAAACAATCATGGTTTGGACCTTCTGCATTAACTGATGAAAGAAGTGCAATCCATCTTGTAACAAGAGTAACTGATAAAGATGCTATTGAAAAATTCTTAGATGGGCGTTATAGTACAGTAAGTATTGGTGGTTCAATGGGAACTGTTACATGTAATGTATGTGGTAAAACAATTCTCAAAGACGGTAAATTCAATTTCTGTGGTCACTGGAGAGGTGAAACCTACAAAGACCAAGTATGTTACTGGGGAGCTAAAGATATTACTTATCATGAAGTTTCTACAGTTAACAACCCAGCAGATGACTTTGCTCAGGTTGTTAAGGTTACAGTTATCACAGATGAAGATAAAGAAAATAAAGATGAAAAAAATAAGGAAGGAGTCGGAGACATGGGAGGAAAGAACAACCCAAATACTTCATCTCAATCAACCGACCAGAGAAATAAACTGGTTGCGATGATTGATGAATTATTAGGTACTAACACCGCTGCTCAGGCAACTGATGCAAATACATCAACACCTGAGGCTAAAGCAGAAGATGCTAAGTCTGATGCTGAAACCCCTGAAACCAAAGACAATACTGAAGATGTTGCAAAGCAATTAGAAGATGCAAACAACAAGATTGCTGATTTAGAGAAACAGCTTGCTGATGCTAACAAAGCAAAAGAAGAAGCTGAAACCAAATTAGCAGACGCTGAAAAAGCAAAGGAAGAAGCTGTTCAGGATTCCATTGCTATGAAAGACCAGTGTATCGAATTAGCACTTGCTAACAAGAAGTTAATTGCAGACCAGATTATTGAATTAGAAATTTCTCAAAAGAAATTAGAAGATTCAAATTCTTCTGAAAGACAGAAAGAATTAATTGGTCTTTCAATGAAAGATTTACAGGATGCTTTCGATGCAGCTAAAAAGAACGAAACTTCAACAACTGATTCTCAGAGAACTATAGGTCAGGCACAGAATCCTACCTTGGCAAATGCAGGAGAGCCAAACTCGACTGTTACAGACGCTGATGGTAACACTGTAGAGCCTAAGGCAGAAGATTCTAAGGAACAGAAAAAAGTTGAAGATTCAAATAAAAAGAAATCTATTGATGACTATGTAAATGACATGGTTAATAAGATTTCACGATAATCAAAAGGAGGAAACTAAAATGGCTTTATTTAGAGGTTATGAAAACCAACAGGGTTCAAGAAGTAATACCGCATTAGTTCGTTCTGGTCATATGTCTCCAGCCGAAAAGTGGATTCTCGACCCAACATTCATGGATAAGACTATGAGTGGAGTATTCAAAGATGGTGTATTATTCAATTATCAGTATGGCGGTCCGGGTATGGAAGAAGTAGTTATTCCTAAGGGTCGTGTAGTAGGTGTTTCTAAGTCTGTTAAGGATTTCGTTTCTAACAAGTACCTTACAACTATTACACTTCCGGGTCTTGCTCTTAACGGCAACACAGTAGGTATGGCTCCATACAACTTCACTAAGGACTGGTTCCAGATGGATAGATTCGGTGGTAATCAGCCATCCATTATCACTATGGAATATGTTAGACTTCCTTACATGCCGGGATTCACTCCTGCGGCTGCTGTTTCTAAGGAAGGCTTACTTGAGGAAGAACTTGCTATCTCCGTTGAAAACAGAATGCCTTGGGGTGCTGTAATCGGTAAGTGTGAAGCTGGTGACTACTTAAAGGCTACTGCTTCTGGTCGTCTTACTAAATGGGACCCAACTAAGGATTCTTATCACGAAGTTGTTGGTCAGGTTCTTGCTTCCGACCTTAACGCTGAACCTACTGGTTGGTTACAGTGGATGTTATGGGAAGAACAGTACAGAAAGGACGACGACCAGTTCATGAACCGTTCTGGCGTATCCAATCTGCCAACTGACGAAGGTTATCCATTCGACCCTACCTACGCTGAAGGCAACACAATCTTCCAGAATTATCAGTCTCAGTTACTTACTAACCCAACTGGTATTCCGGGTCTCCACGATGGCTCTGGTAACTACGATGGCTTCGGTAAGAACGATACAGAGTACACTGATATGACTATCGGTACTATTGATGCTGGCACAGCAAAAGATACTGTAGTTCAGTTCCAAGCTGTTGACTTTGCAGGCGGTAAGTTAAAGAACTTACAGCAGGGTGTTGTAGTTAAGATTGAAGGTACTGTAGTAGATGCAGCTAACGTAACAATCAACTACACAACTGGTAAGATTTCTGTTAAGCTTCCTGCTCAGGCTACTGGCGAACAGACAGTTACTGCAACATATAAGGCAATGCATTACGGCACACCTTCCTACTCCGATTTCAAGGGCGTACAGGGCGAAGTGTTCGTATTACTTAAAAAATAATACAGGGCGGGGGCAAAGCCCCCGCACCTAACCATAATCAAGGAGGAAATCTAACATGAGTATTTTAAATGTTTTAGACCAAATGGAATCTCGTAATGCAGAGCTTCAGAAGTCCATTCAGGATAAGCTGGAAAGAGGCTTACCACTTACAGATTCCGATATCGAAGATTATCAGATGACAGAAAACGATGCCAAGGTATTTGATGCATTCACTAAAGTTCTTGACGGTAAGAACGTACCGGGCTTTACATTCAAGGATTTCGTAGCTTCTCCACAGGCTAAGGTGTTAATTCCAAGAATTATCATCGGTACTATGAGAAAGGCTGCTGACCCTGTATATCTTGCTTCTAAGTTCTATAAGAAGATTAGACTTAAGAATGGTCAGGCTGTTATGTTCCCGTCCATCGGTGTTATGAGAGCTCATGACGTTGCCGAAGGTCAGGAAATCCCAGAAGAAAGCGTAGACTGGAATCTGGCAAAGAATTCTCTTATCCATGTTGGTAAGAGTGGTGTCAGAATTCAGTATACTGACGAACTTCAGAAGGATTTGGAATTCGACCTTATCTCTGTTCTCTTATCTGAGGCAGGTAGAGCAATGGCTCGTCTTAAAGAGCAGAAGGCATTTGACGAATGGAAGCGTCATGGTTGGACAGTATTTGATAACAGCTTAAGAGGTCAGTTCCCAGAAGCAGGTACTACTGGTCTTGACTTTGAAGGCAATCCAAACGATACTATGTCCATTGACGATTTACTTGACTTAATCATCTGTGTATACAACAACGAGTATACTCCAACAGACTTAATCATGCATCCGTTAGTATGGACTGTATTTGCTCGTAACGGCTTAACTGGTTCTCTTACTGCTCCATTTGACCGTGAAGTTAAGAGAGAAATGCCAAACGCTCAGTTCAAGCTTGGTCCTGAATCCATTCAGGGTCGTATCCCATTTGCATTTAACGTTAGCTTATCTCCATTCGCTCCTATCGACAAGGTTAACAAGACCTTCGATATGTTCTGTGTAGATGCTAACAACGTAGGTGTTCAGATTGTTAAGGAAGACCTCAAGACTGAAGAATTCCGTGACCCAGCAAGAGACCTCAATAACGTTAAGGTTATCGAACGTTATGGTTTCGGTACTTACAACGAAGGTCGTGCAATCTGCTCTGCTAAGAACATTAGCATGGCTAAGTCCTTCGCAACACCAGAAAGAACTATCATTCTGAATAATTAATTAGCTGTAGAACGGAGGAAAAGTAATGGCTACTATCGAACTTAGATTAAATTCAAAGAAACCGGGTAACTATGCATTCTTCTGTCCTGTAACTAAGCTGCACTTAACAATTGCTAACCCTGTTGGTTTCGCTGACAGGGTTAGCAATTATATTTTAAGAGGAATTAAAGGTAAGACTCTTATTGATGTAAACGGTGTTGTTGACTTAGAAACAGGAAACGTTGTAGGCGTTAAAAAGGAAGAAAAGAAAGAAGAAGTTAAACTCCCGGAGTTAACACCAGCTCAGGAACCAGCTACCCAAGAGCCAGAAGAATCATCTCAGGCTCCAGAAGCGGCTGCTAATGTAGAGCCTGAAGCAGAATCTCAACCTGATGCAGAACCTGATGCAAAGACAGAAGAAACAGAATCTGAAACTGAAAAAGTTGAAGATGCTGAATCTGAAGAATCTGAAGCTGAAGAGGCAACAGAAAAGAAAAAGAGAGGCAGAAGAGCTCAAAACTAATAAGGAGTTAATAACATGAATAACGGCAATGAAACTTTAGGGTTATCCGTTATATCAACAACTCCAGAAGCACATCAAACAAGTGTAAATGTGAATAAACCTATAGAGATTAAATTCAGCGGGGACATTAATCGGTCAACGCTGAATAACTCTATAGTCGTATTTGAAGATTATGATGGAGTTTATAACGGTGTAACAAGCCTTAAAGCAAGTGAAAAATTCAATATCGTAAAAGGTACAATGACATATGCTGATAGAGTTATAACATTCGTACCAAAAGAGCCACTGAACGTGGATACACGTTATATCGTTGTATTAAATAATACGATAACAGATATCACTGGAAATAGACTTTTAAAGAAATATGTATTTGCTTTTAATACAGAAATAACTAAGAGTTATTCGAAATGTGAAATCGTATCACCAACATTCGGTATGATTTCAAATTCAATTCCAGAGATACAGTGGAAATCCCAACAAGCTCCTTCATATATTATGCAGATTTCAAAGTCAAATAAATTCGAAGTATTGTTATATGAAACTTTTGTGGTTAACGAAGAGGATGATATTATAACATTCACGCCATCTATATCTTATAAAGAAGGTATATACTATGTAAGAGTTAAATCAGAAGGTGGAGAATGGAGTGACCCTTGCCAGTTCTTTATTAAAGAAGTGACTGACGCTGTTATCGCACAAGACGACCAATCTGAAGAAATATACTTGGCAGATTTCTTAGCAGACATAGAAGACGAGCTAGAAATATTAGAAATTTTCCCTGCTGATAATAGCTTAAGTAATAGTTTGAAAACAAATATTGCTTATGTTAAAATAAGAGGAGAATTGAAAGAAGACCAATTTGATATAAATGAATCCTATTTTATTGGTGAAGCATTCGATGAAGAAGATGACAGCACCTATGAACATGGAGAACCAGAAGGAACTTGGACCGTTATATATGACTCAGATAATGATTGTACATATATAATATTTACACCTAATCTTGAAGGTGAAGAGCTCCCGACTTTCCCAGAAGATACTGAGAATGAGGAAGAAGACTACGGTGTTGAGGTTAGATACTTTATAGATAATTAGGGGGTAAGTGTAAATGGCATTCGTAACTAATTATCAAGTAGGCGGTGAAGTTGATAAGGTCAAATATATAGAGCAAATAAAGAATTTTGCACAATTATCTAGACCTTACAATAAAATGGTAGCAATGACACTTCCTGCACTTCAAGGCGTATATTATTTAGAGTACGAATCACCAGACGAAAATGCAGAACTACTCGCATTAGTAATTACGTGCAGTGGATATGGAGAAGAAGACTATTATAATTTATATGTAAACGATGAATTATGGTTTGAAACTTGGTATCCTACAGAAGTAAAAGAGGGTCTTTTCATAGGAACTTCAACTTATGTATATGTACTTGAACCTAAAACAAAATTCCGTTTGGAGTTTAATAATGTTTCAGGCACATCAAAAAAAGTATGGATGGGCATCCGTATGTTAGTTGATGGAGAATATGTAAAACAAGAACCTGAAGACGAAGATGTTATTACACCCGCTTTACCCGTAGTACCAGATGACGATAGCGGTGTTTAATAAATAAAGATAGGAGGAAAATAAAATGTCTGAACAGAAATACAAGGCGTATAGATATCACGAAGGTCTTTGTTCTACTAAGGACATAGTAAAAGAGCTCGCTAAGGTTTTATCCATTGGTGTGTGCTCAAACGAAGTCAAAGATGTAAACGGTAATACTCTGCTTCCATCATTCGTTTTACAGAAAAAGAACTGGGATATTGCTTATCCAAAGCCAGACACTACAATTAATGTAGATGCTGATAATATGTCCCCAGAAGAGTATCAGGCTAAGATTCTGAACCAGATTAGTCAAATCTCTGATACGGTTATTCTGAAAACAACAACAACTCCGACAGAGATTAAAAAGACTTCCGGTGACTTATTACAGGATAGCGATGAGTTAAAAGAATCATTAACCATGTATCTTGAAATCTATAAGCCTACTTATGTTGCAAACCCTGAAGAATATCCTCTTGATTGTGAAAAAGAAGGCGTTATTCCTAAGGTAATTACAAAAGATATGTATCAGGATGCATTAAGCGTTACAAAACGTGTTGAAGAAATAATCACACTTCCGGGTAATGGTTGTTGTACTATTTCTACTTCTGACGAAATTAACAAACAGACCATTAAGTATACCTCAATGGCTCAGTTTAGACTCATGATTTCTAAAGTTATCGCTATTTACGGTGAGAACGCTGAAAAAGAAGGATTCTATGCTCCAACAATTCCGGGTGCAGCTACTGCTGATTTGGTTTTTGATAAGACTCAAATCCTTGAAATTAAAGCAAAAGATAACGAATTATATTCAGCAATTAGAGAAGCATTAAATGTTGATGATAATCAGTTCCAGAACTTCACAACATTGAAATTCCAAGCTGTATATGAAGATGATACAAGTTTTATCTTTTCTGTTGAAGCTATAACCAGTAAAGATGTATATACAGTTTCTGGCACATATGTAGTCAAAGAGGCTGATGCAAATGATAATATCATTACAAAGATTGTCCCTGAATATTATATCGAAGGTGTTTATATTCCATTGGATAAGAGTTTGTGGTCATATGACCCTAATGTTTTAAATAACCGTGGTATTTTATTCTCAACAATTACAGGCGATATTGTTAAGAATGGTCACATCGTAATCAGATATGACGTAGAAAAATCCGCAACTAGCGATGTTTCCGAAAGAACATATATGCTGAATAACCACTATCTGTTAATGCGTTTGTATGATGACTTAAATGAAGAAGGAAATGGTCCTTCTGTAACAACATACAACGATAAAGGTGAAGTAGTTGTTCAAAGAGCTCATGTGTCTGACTGGTGTAAACTTTCTTGGTATCAGGACTTTGAAGAAATCTATCAGGACGAAATTGATGCTGACGTTTCAATAAATGCTGTATCTGATGGCACTTTACTTGTTCCTTTACAGACAGCAGGCTTAAATGGCGAAACTAAAGTACGTTACTGGATTAATACCAATAACGACAGATTCAACTTAATCGTAATGGGTAATCCTTCTCTTGATTATTCAAGAGAAAGACATCTCGTATCCGCTTGTTATTGTGGTAAAATTGATTCTTTCGATTTTTCAATTAATGATACGGCAGGCAACTTTGCTCTGTTCGTTTCTTCAAGCACAGAACCTTGTAAGAGTGAATTAACAAGAGAAAAGAATTACAGCACAATTGATTTCGTTGGAACTAATTATGCCTCTCCTGAGTTTAATACGTTCTTACAGAGTGCTTATTCTATTCGCTGTCTTGATAATACTACAGAATACTATGTAAAACTTCCGGAAGGACGTTTCTACAATAAAGAACTGTGGCCTAAATACATTATCTTAGATGGTAATAATCTTCCTATCACTGAATTAAAGACAGTGTACAAGATTAACTATGTAGAAGAAAATCAAGCTGTAATTACTATTCATCAGGCTTATGATTCAAACTACACATTATACATTGGTTATCCATACTATGAAGAAAAAATAGTATTAACCAGTGGTGTAGAACGTGACATGTTTGGTAACGTTATTGATGTTAAAAAGACCGATACTTATGGTTTAAATACATCTGACGGTACAACTTCTGTTATGATGTATCATACACAATCAAAGGCATATTATCAGAAGCATCATATGATGTTTACAACAACTGAAGAATATATGTCCAAGGTTATGTACGGTAAATCAATGTACACCAATGAATATTATGCCGATAGAATTAAGATTACTCATGGTAATGATGGTCCAAGAGGTATGCTGAATGATATGCTTGTTATTGACAGTGCAAGCTTGTTCCCATTTGATGAACTTGTTATTAACAAGGACTTCGAAAAAGAACCAGAAGAATACGAAGAAACATATGTATACTTCCCAATTTCAGCTCCTTACTCTCCATTAAGTGATTCACCAAATGCAAGATATGGTGTTGCCATTAAGAAGAATGAAATTGAGCCAGACTACAGTGATGAACAGAAAATTGTTGCAATTGCAATTGATGAACTTAAACTGTTGGCTGATGAATCATGGTGGGGAATTTCCAATAACATTTATCCGTTAGCTAAAACTTCAAATGGTTCTACGGTATTATGGGATATCGTAGATAATAGTAAGTGGTCAGTTACCGAAACCAATAAGACAGATTATAGCCCAATCAGTTTATGTGTAGTATCTACTGGACTTACTGGTGACGAAAATACTCCTCTTGTTGGTGAAGAAATTGATGCATCTGCATTAACACCAGTTGCTAGTTTCATTGGTAGTAAGTTAGCAAGTAAGGTTAACTTTGATGTAACCGCATTTACCGCAAACACTACATCCAATAAGATTTACTATGGTGTTGTTCCTGAAATTCCTACTATTAATAATGACGCTGTTATTCGTGTAAGAATGACACCTCCTAATAACGAAGGAGTTTATGCAACAGACGATTACTTCTATGGCGTTGAAGGTGTTCCTTATTGTGGAGAAATCACTGCTGAAAGTGGTACACAGGAACTCAGACTTGAAAATGCTCGTCCGGGTTATAAATTCATCGTATATGAAGTACAAGAAAATGAAGACCAAGCGTTAATTAAGAGATTTGCTACTTGTGATATAACACGGGATTTAATCAAATACCCATGTGAAGTAAGAATTGGTATTACAACTGGTTCTGGTATACTTAACACAGTGCCTATCACTATTGTTAACCATGGCGAAGATTATGTAGCATCAGTTAAACCTGATAATGGTTGGGAAATTGATTCTGTTGAAATCGTTTTTGCCGATGGAAGCATAAACAAAATAACAAAAGAAGGTTTGACACAAGACGGTGATAATTATATTATTACTTTAAACAAAGTAACTCAAGACGCAAACATAAGCGTAAGCTTTACTTCTGAAGCACTGTAATAATAAATAGGGCTTCGATTTCTCGAAGCCCTATATTTTAAAAAATAGAACGGAGGAATTTCTATGGCTAATTTTGTTGGTGTTGTTACACAACAGGATGAACAAACTGGTGTTACATTAAGAGCCAGAGTAACAAGTCCTAAAGCTCACTATACAGCTTATCAGTTTTTTAAATGTATGGTCAAGAAGCCGGGTCTTACAGACGAACAGGCTGTAACAATAGACCTTAATACCGTTTCAGATAGATTACTTGAAAATGGTGTTACTGGTATTACTTCCAACCTTACTGCTTATATGCCAGATAAAGGTGACAATGGAACTGCTATTAAATATGATGTTGACGGCGATAATATTAGTGATTACTTCAATAGCGATGGTATTGTTGTTAAACGCCCACCTTATGGTGCAAATGCGGTAGTTGGTACTTTAACAATTAGAGTTACCAAAAATAACGCAGCAGCTGAAAGAAGTATCACAGTTAGTATTGAACCTTACACAGCAGAAGAACTTGTGCAGGTTGCACTTAATACTCTTACATGGGATACTATTAAAGGTAAAAACGCAACTGAATCTTCAGACCCTAATACAAATGGTATGTATAATGTAGTTTATCCATTGAATCTCGTTAAGACAATTACGAATGACTTAGTGGAAAACCCTATTAAGGTAACATGGACTGTTACTGAAGATGCGTTAAGTCCTTTTATAGAAAACAAGTATCGTATTGATACTTCTGATTCTCCTACTTCTGGTACAATTACAAGACCTACTTATACCGAAATGTATGAACAAAAAGATATTTTAGTTAAGGATTCCGTATTAGATATTGTAAATTCCAAAGTAGAGAGTGCTTATGGTAAAACTTATTATCGTATTGGCGGTCTTACATTAAAGGCTTCCATTAATATTGAAGGTGTAGAAAATGTTATTGATTCTGTAACATTTAAGTTAAAGACACTTTCACTTGCATTAACCAATAAAGAAATAGTAGATTACATGACTGAAAATGTATCCATGTTCAATCTTAAGGATATTAAGTATAATACTATTTTCTCATTGGCAACAATTAATGATACATCTGAAAGAACAATATTCTTCGATACTACAGGCGAAAATTCTTCTGTTCTTGATATGTATACTGCAAACGGTATTGCAACAATTACGGCATCCAATGCTTTAACTAAGTCTGGTATCAAAGTTACAAGTATTAATTGGCACACTATTGACCCTGATACAGTTGATACAACTCCAGTTGCAATTCCTCCAACAGAATACTCTTCAGCTGGTTTACAGCAGAACAATAACAGCATGACGCTTACATTAGACCCGGGTTCAATCCCAACTAAGACTAAACTTGTTCTTAGATGTGTAATGTCCGTTAACGGATATGACGGAGCAATAAGCTATATGACATTGTTCTATAGATTCTCACTGGATAACTTAACACCAGAAACCCCAGCTCCAGCCCCAGATACAGGCGGTACGGGAACTAACTAATAAAATATAAAATAATGGAGATGTTTAGATGAATTATAATTTTGAATTTAATTCGCCTGTCATAGGTAGAATTCAGCCATTTGAATATTCATACGTTGCGACAAATGAATATGCTTTTACCTATGACAGAGACATCTTCTCTGATTTGCGTAAATTCAATGCCCCTATCTTTGTCGGTAAAAGAGAAAGGGGCATTTTTTATTATAAATGCAGAGAGCTGCTTTTAAGTAAAAGAGATAGAGATATAACTTTAAGAGAAGACCAAGCGTGGTTCTCTAAACCTATAAATCTTGAAATAAGCAATACAAAAGTATCTTTAGAACTTTTAGATAAGCAAATAACACAAAACCGATATATATCCTTAGAACAAAGGGCATTAAATACAAATGTTTTTATGAATAACCCTCTTTTAAAGAGTGATAACAAAACTCATGTATTCACAGAAGGAGTGTCAATAAATAGCAGAGATAATAATACTAATTGTTATGAATACAATATGCTTCATGAAAAAGATAACAATATAGATATAATAAGAGAATTTTTACTAAAAGAAAGAATCGGCATATTAAATGTATATAACGTTAATGCCATTAATAAAAAGGATGCCCCAAAAAAGATAACTATAACTAAAATACAACAAGCAAAAAGAGGAACTTTATTATTAGACACTTTCGATGAATTGTTTTTAAATGATTTCCCGATTATTTTAAATATATATAAAACTCCAGAATTAAAAAAGAAAGCTAAAGATACAATTCTCTCTACACAAATAACAGTCAAAGATTTATACCCTCAAGAACATCTCAGAATTGCTCAGAATAGGTTTTTAGAGGGTCCCATTAACAATTTATATGTAAATGAAATAAAATCGCTGTATGAGCCTCTGGGAACGTTGTATGTATATAAGGACTTCATGTTAACTGGCGATATTAATCATTTACAAACTTTTAGCATTAAGTGGGGGCAAGGTGAAATAAATCATCTGTGTACTTTTGATATTAAAATATTACGACAAAGAGAAACTGATAAGATTTTTCTGAATAAAGAAATATATGCAATTGGAACCGACAATCATTTATATGTATATAATATATTAAGTTCAAAGATTGACGATAAAAAATATTATACTAATTGTTACGCTCAGATTACTGTTCGTAAAAATACTAATAGATATACTAATATAAATAAAATGAAAGTATCTTTTAAAGATATACATGATACTCATATTTTTAAAGAAATGTTAGGGCAAAAACAAAATAAAATAGCTTACCTTGATTATAGAGTATACTCTTCTATCAAAGATAGCAAAAAGGGCATAAAGAATAAAGACTTATTTGGTTTCCACTCTGAAAAAGAAAGTCTAATTCTCAGAAGAATCTATTCAATATTTAAAGATATAAAATATGTAAATAAGTTTAAGAATAAAGCTTTAGCTAAAGATGTAAAAGATACTTATACATCTCAAAGTAAAAGTTTAGAAAAAGATATTAAAAAGTCTGTACTGAATAATGTAGACGCACTCATGCAAGAAGTGCAAATAAAAACTTTTAAGCAAAATATCTTATATTATTTGCATAGAGAAATAGCCGAGATTTCTTTAATGTATGAAGAGAAATTCTTAAGTAAAGAAAACAAAGGCGTATTCTGGAAAAGTTTTTCAGACTCATTTTCTAAGAGAACAAAAATATTACAAATGAATAATAACGAAAATATTATAATAAATGCCAGAGATAAAGTTGGGTTTAGTATACTTGATAATCTTTACGAACTCTCTCTTAGAGATAATGGAATAAACATAGATAATACACAAAAATGGCTTAGTGCTTTTAAAAAAGACACAGCAAAAGATAAACATTGGTTTGCTTATAAAGGTAAATTTAATACTGCTATCACTTATGCTGATATTAATTTAGCAGATAAATATTTACCATTAGGTATTGAAAGTCATGATAATACTATAGGATTTATCTTAGCGGGTAAAAATACTTTTGTAGATAATAATAGCCAGACAATAAGCACAAATTCTATGAATAGTTTTTCCGCAGAAACTAAAATTTTCCTTGAGAAAGATAAAGAAAAAGCGAATTCATTAGGTAATATATTTATTATCACCGAACAAAAGAAAGCTTTCATAGATTATTACCATGGAATTATGATGACAAATAACGCTAAAAAGACAATGCTAAACTTTTCAGAATTGACATTCGATAAAATATTAAAAAATACTAAATATTATGCTGGTAACACACTTGTAACTATAAATAAGAATGCTTTTATTCAAAGTGATATTAGTATTTTAAAAATAAGTAAATATGTAGGTACAGAAAGAAATAACGTAACCTTTACAATGGGTGCAAAAAGTACATCTATAGAAAATGGGAATATTGACATTACAATTATTAAAAAAGGTTTTATGGAATATACAGAAGTATATGTACATAAAGACGGTATAGAAACTACGTTAAATAATAGTGAATTTTATGTAAACATCTTTAAAAATGGATTCACTCAAAAAGAGGAATGGATTAACAGAAAAATATACATTGGTAATGCTTCTAATACGCAAATTGATGTAGATAAAATATATGAAGCATTTATTGCTAATGATGAAGTATTTGTTGATAAAGCTGTTGAAACAGAAGTGTTTACAAATTCAGTATTACCCGCCTCTAAGCGAAAAGAAATAAATGTAGACACGGGAGATTATATCTTTATCACAAAGCAGCAATATGAAACAAATAAATATGTTTCAGAGCTAAAACAAATGCAAAAGACAATAAAAGATATGGAAAGACCAGTTGTAAAAACATATAACTGGGCTTATGTATATCAATACGAAGACCCAATTGACCCGAACTATGAATACTATGGGTTAGATGAATTATTACTTCCAGAAAAAGACTTTGATTACAGTACTTTTGAAGATATTATTTTCGATAAAGAGAAAATGAGACCTAGAAAACCTATAAAGATATTAGATGATAATACCTTTATAGCAAAATACCCTATAAAGCATCCTACTCCAGATTACGAAGAAACTGGAATAATTTATATAGACGTTCCAGCAGATTTAATGTATGATATATTTATGAAATTTTATCAAATATGGTATGCAAACATATTTAAGTTTGGCAATATGTCAATGGTAGATTCATTAAAATTAATGCTGGACTATATATATTCGTATATTATATTAAGTTACTCAGGTACAGAATATCTTGAGCCAGCATTGAGAGTATTTAGGCAAATCCGTTGGTTTGGTGAAACTAGTGTAATGCATAATGCTCAGTATAAAATAACATGTGAATACGAAGATTTAAAATCTAATTTACAATCTGGAGAGTGTCAAATTGAAAATGAATTGTGTAATTTTTATGTAAATAAGACATTGAAAGTACTGGCAACCACTTCAACAGTAACAGGAAATGAAGCGTATATTAAATTATATGCTTATAATAGAGAAGATAGCAAAGTATCTTTTTCTGTTAGTTTCTCTGGCGGGAATGTTGAAGTGTATATAAATGATGATTACGTGGATACAATATACTCAAACTGTTCTTACATAAGCTATGAATTACCTGCAACAAATACAGAAAATACTATAGTTTTGAAGCGTCAAGTTTCTAATAATGTAGGTTTCTGTTATGTTGGCAATATTGTTATAGAAAAAGGCAAATATAAAAATCTTAGCATTGAGTATGACCCAGAATTAAAATCTGGTAATATGCCTTTAAACGATGTAGTAAATAAAATGGTAATCTTAGCAAATATGTATGATAATCAAGCAGAAGTGTTTGACCAGTTCAGAAAAGGTAATCTTGCCGTTTCGGAACTGTATAAAAAACTTGAGAGTTATTGGGAAATGCATCACGCCAATAAAGAAAAAGGAAAACGCCTTACTATTAAAGAAACTTAAGGAGGGTATAATATGGCGGCTACAAAATATCAGGTATTGTATAGATATACAAACCCTAATTCAAATCAATTTGTACTTAATGATGTTGATGTACCTTACAAAGAATGTTTCGAATTTTATCATAATGAGCATAAAATAGCTTGTGGTACAACTGAAGAAAAATTAGAAGCTAATACAGAACAATCAGATTACATCATAGAAGGTAACAATACAGCTAACGATAACTACAATATGTTATTTAAATTTACTGGTACAAAACGTATCAATAAAAAAACTTGGATGCCAAAATCTATAGGGTATGTTATTAGAGATAAAAATGCAATAGATAGAAATTTAATTTCAAGAGCAGTTGATGGAGACTATTCTGGAGATTATTTATTAATCGAGGGCGACTCTATTGAAAATGGTCTTATCGTAGCAAAGAAAAATATTAAAGCCCCTATTACTGTATGCGAAGATAGTGCCGCAGCAGCAAATGGTGCATATTTTACATCAGATGAACTAAAAGATATTATTATTAATTCTACAATATACGCTTTAGCGTCAACAGAATTGTCAGTATATAAAAAGGGAAC